GTCATAATTTAAACACCAAGTTTATTTTTCAGAATCGCTATCTAAAAATCCTTTTTTTAACATTTTTGATAAGTCTGAGGTAGATCCAATAAACACAGCATTGTTTGTGACATTATTAGTTTTACTCGGAGATTCCTCGTCAACCTCTTTTACTTTCTTTTGAAGTTCCATTAATTTATCAGTTGTATCAGCAACTGATTTAATAATTTGTCCTGCAACTTCATATGCTCTAGGACTTCCACCTTCGCTGGCAAGTTCCATTATACCATTCAAAGTTTCTTGTCCTTTTTCAATTAAGGAATATAGATTTGCTCTTGTATAGTCATAATCCTTTTTGACATCCTCTGGTTTTGAAGATGATTTTGGTGGAGCAACATCAAGAGACTTTGGCGTCTCTTCAACCTCAACAATGCTACTCTCAACATTAAGTGCTTTATCTAAATCATCGTAATTGTTTTTCATAATATATTACAGGTCAATTTGTCTGGTGGGACTGAGGTCTTTAGCATCACCATAATCACTCCAAGTTTCAGTGAAACCAAAGTTATCATCTGGTCCTGCATCGATTGGATCTGGGACAACTGTATATCTGACTTCGCGTTTTGCGGTTTGTGTATTTGTTCCAGAGTGTTGATCGACAATAACTTTTTTGATAAGTCCGTCTGTGCTTTCTGCAACTGGACCAAACAAATAAGTTTTTGCAGTAAAATTCAATGTATATATCAATGCCCTTCTGGTTTCAAAAGAACCTTCATAATCATCTTGGAAAGAAATGTTTTCTAAAACCACTGGTATATCTCTTTTCTCTCCAATAGCACTTACCAAATCAACAGTAAGATTGAAAGATGGTTGAAAGAAAGGGAGTATTTGCTCGATAATTTGTAGAGCATCATCATTTAATTTGCTAAAGATACTCAATTCAAAACCAATATTATAGGGAACTGGCATAAAGACTTTCTTTATGTTGTCTCCATCCTTTGCTTTAAATGTTTGAGTTATACCAGATTTTCTTGTAGAATCATACTGAATGTTTGTCATTTCAAATGACATCCTTGGTAGAGTTATAGCAACTGCTTTTGATAACTCTGCTTGTTCCTGAATCTTTGCCAGATACTTCTGTTGTGGTCCATATGCTAGACCAACTTTAATATCATCAAGAATAGTTCCATCAGACTTTTTGTGCTTAATATTAATGTTATTAAACAGAGTTCCGAAAGAAATAATTGTCTTTCGTATTATTTCGTGATAATAATAAGTTCCTAACATTAATACTCTCCGAAGGGATTACTCTCGCTAAAGTCCAATAGTGAATCTGCTTCTAATTCAATTTCCTCATTAGAGTCAGATGGTTGATCATGACTATCAAGATCATGAGTCTTTACAATATATGTAGCAGTGGATGAACCTCCAACGATTGTTTCGCCCTCAAAGAACTTACCGGTGTTTAGAGATACTCTAAGCAGAGATTCTCCGATAACAGTTACTGTTCCTGCTGCAGATACTGAAGTTCCGGAATCGAAATCCTTAACAACAGCAGTAACTCCAGAACTTTGTCCAGTGACTGTTTCATTGTAGTAGAAAGTTCCAATTCCAGAAGTAGGTCCAGAGAATGTAAGAGTTGGTCCTCCTGCGGTGTATCCAATTCCAGAATTCAATATTCTTACAGTATTGATTCCTGCACCAATAGATGCATTAAATACTGGGTTAAGAATAGCAGTATTAATACCTGATGGAGGAGCAGTTACAGTAAGTGTTGGAGTGGATGAATATCCAGTTCCAGCAGCACCAACAACGACATTTTGTATACCAAAGGTTGTGGAAATAGAACAAGTTGCTGCAGCACCTGCTCCACCACCACCAGAAATTGTAATAGTTGGTGCTTCTGTATATCCAGCACCAGCATTAGTTATCTCAAGTCTTAGAACAGAGGTTATATTTGCTCTTTGAGTTGTAATTGCAACAGCAGATGCTTTAAATGAACCTGGGTCATCTGGTGGTGCTGAGAAAGTTACAGTTGGTGCAGAAGTAAACCCAGATCCATCATTATTTAAGAATATTTCAGTAACTCTCCCACTAGATATGCCAACAGTGGCAGTTGCAGTTTGGGCGACTCCAACAAGGTTGATTGTTGTAATATAACCTTCATCTTTAAGTTGATTGTCAATTTCAGCAATACTGGTATCGACAAATTCATTCTCATATTCAAACAGTTCACAACTTAAATCATAAGTATAAAGACTTCCCAATTGATAAAATGGTTTTTCATGTTCTACTCTCTTGATTTCGAACAATCTCTCTCCAAGAGGAAAATAAATTAGATCACCCTCTTTTGGTCTGGTGATTAAGTCACCAAAAGTAAATCCAGTAATTCTTCCCTCTCTAATACCGGATGAAATACCCTCCAAAAATGGAGAAATAAAATCTTCAAATCTTTCTCTGGATATTGTAAGATTTATTTCATTTTTCAATCTCAAACCAAACTTGGTCATTATATCACTATCTGGTGCATATCCATCAACATTATTGATATATGCTTCGATTAAAAAACTGTCATCGAATTTTGATGACTGAATTTCTTTGATTATATCATCAGTTTTAAAAATTTTTCTTGGAAGATAGTATACTTCCGTTCCATAAATTTGTATCTGCTCGTTAATCAGTGATTGAACGAGGTCTTGCTCGCCAGGACTACCTTGTAGAAAGTAAGAATTTAAAGTCATTATAATTATCCAATGAAATCATAAGGTGGCAGTTCATATTCAAGTGCCATCCTTTGTTTAATATCTTCTAACTCTCTTTCTGCATCTTCATACAATTCTCTTCCATTTAATTCAATTCCTCCCGGAAGTTTTGCCCCTCTAAATTTCAGCAGATTTTGCCCCCACTGCCTTTTTATGAGAGCAGTGACATACTTCTTAAGGAAACTATCATTATATACATTAGTAAAAGTATTTGGATCTAAAATTCTGTAGCAATCAATAATCAAGTAAGTATCTTTAGTCTCCGATCCCCAATCAATATCAAGATATAATCTGTTTTGTCTTTTATTAAATCTAATTTGTTTATCAGTAGAAAGTATATACTCTATATCTTCTAGGTAAGTTTTAACCATTGAATATTGAAGTAATTCAATCGAATTAAACTGATAAACATCATTCAAAAATAGTTGATATTTTATATTAAACATTCCATCTGACAGTGTGCTGCTGTCAAACTTAAATACCTTTTCAATTCCAATAACCGAATCTGGAACTTGAATAAAATTAGAATTTTCGTAGAAATAATTGGTTGTGGTAGTCATACCACTCACAGTAGTTGTAATACCAGATGTCATTCTCAGTTAATTTGTATTTGAGATACATTCTTTCGACACCATCAAAGTGTCTCTCCTGAAAATATTGAAGTGCATCATCAACTAGATCATCTATTTGCTCATCATCAACATTAATTTCTAAAACTGGAGCACCTAATCTTCTTAAAGAATAGTCAATTAATTCCTGTTTGCTTGCTGGTTTTGCCATCAGAATGTACCCCCATCGATAAGTCCGGCAGTTAGTGTTCCAGTAACATCAACATGTGTGGAGAAAGATGAAACACCGACAACATCTATTCCCCCGGCAGTGACTCTCAGATCATCATTAAAAGTAGCAACACCTCCAAAGGTTGATACTCCGGCAACATTTAGTTGGTCTAGGTTAGTGCCACCGACAACATCTAGTCTGTTATTGGCATCTATTAAAGAACTAAATGTTGCTACACCAGCAACATTAAGGTCGTCTACTTGTGTATCACCATCAACATCCAGAGTGCTATTAATATCAACTGCGGCATTAAAGGTTGATACTCCTGCAACAACAAGTTCATCTAAATCGGTCTGACCATCAACATCTAATCCTGCATCAATATCAACGGCAGAATTAAATGTAGAGACACCAGTTACACTAATACCACCAGCAGTAAATGTTACATCATCAGTAAATGTAGATACACCAGTTACATTTAGTTGATCTAAATTAGCACCGCCTGTTACATCAAGACGAGCATTGGCATCAATAAGACCAGCAAATGTTGATACACCAGAAACATTTAAGAGATCGGTTTCTGTGCGTCCAGTAATATCGACACCTTCAGCAGTGGTGGCAAATTTCTCATTGCCATTATAATATAATTTTACATCTTCATTCTTAGTAGCTT